GCAAAACACGCGAGATGAAGTGAGGTATATTGGTGGTGATGGCTCAATAGTTGGCGCTCTTGCCGCAAGCAGTGGTGCAAAGCAAACAAACTACATCCATCAGGCTGTATCTTATGACACGCGCACTGCGAACGGTTCTCACTGGGACAGTAGCGAAACTGCCGTGCGCCGCCTAACCCCAACCGAATGTGAACGCCTGCAAGGGTTCCCTGACGGATATACCCAAATACCTTGGGGGAAGAAGGTCGCGGAGGAGTGCCCTGATGGGCATAGATACAAAGCGATGGGCAACTCAATGGCTGTGCCCGTGATGCGCTGGATTGGCGAAAGAATTAATATGGTGGAGAGCCTGACATGAGATACTCAAAAGAGGACGGACCTACGTTCGCAGAACTGTTGAATAAAGCGAAGCGCGGCGAGGATATTGTGTACCACACTGGCCCATATTGTGATGGGCCGCACGCCAATGATGCGTGGAAGGCTTATGAGAAGGGGATCGTGGTCCTTGTGCAGCGCCGTGTGAAGGATAGCTCGTCTTTCCAGTACATCGCTCGGAGGTTGTTTTGATGGGGTACGTTGCAACCACACTTGGTGCGTTGATACTGATTGCTTGGATATGTGGTGTTCTCGCCCTACTCCTCCATTGGGTTGAGACAGGTGATCGGGCATATGCCTTCCTTGGAGCAATACTGCTGGCTATTGGGCTTGGCATTATGGTTGGTGCTATGGTTGATCTGGAAGCTAAAAGCCCCTGCGCAACATACGAGGTTCAGAGCATGTACAACGCTGCGATCAAGTCCTATGCGCCAATGCGCGTGTGTGTTGAGCGCGGCGAGTGGGTGGTGGAATGACCAGAGAAGATGACGAGCGTGATCTTGAGATCATGGAGTTGTTGGAGGAGGGGCATGACCCCGATATCTTGGCGGAGCGGTTCAATGTCAGCAGCAAACACACAAGGAGCCTAGAGCGTGAAGTCAACATCGATGAATGAGCGGAAGTGGTGGCGCTGGCCTGATGGGTTCTACGAGAATACGACCTTGATGCCGTGGTATCAGATCATGCGCAGGCTGATTAGCTTGCCGTTCTTGATGGTTGCGCTGGTAGCGTTGTGCGTGATCGTCTGGTTGGGCTGGGGTCGTGATGAGGCTAGAGATATCATGCGGAGCATCTCAAAATGATGGAGCCTGATTGTGTGGACTACGCAGCCGCAGCCTGTGCCGATGCGCTGGTGGAGGGTCTAACGCTGAGTGCGTTGCAGGCGGCGCACGATGTGTCAGAAACACCAGAGCAGTTCTTCTGGGCTGTGCAGGCGTCAATCAAATTGAAGGAGTTGGTATGATAACGCACAATAAACTAAGCAAGGAGATAGTGAACAGCAGGCTTCGTGCGGCTGGTCGAAACGTAGTGCTTGCAGGAGATTATGATGGTGCATCAAGGCAGTCTGAATTTTCCTGCGATTTAGGACATACATGGGTGACGACACCAAGTTCTGTTATGCAAGGGACAGGGTGTCCGCACTGTTCAAAAAACGCTCGTCTCAACACAGAATATGCAAAAAGATTGCTAGAGAATGATGGCAGGGGGATACGCCTTGTTGGTGAGTATATTAACGCAAAAACGAAAGTAGAGTTTAAGTGCTCAAAGGGCCATTCGTGGCTTTCTTCCGCTCATCCAGTTCTCAGGGGGGTTAGTGGGTGCCCCCACTGCTCTAACAAGGCACCATTGAGTAAAGAGAAAGTAAACGAAAGAATTGCAAATTCAGATCGCAATATCAGACTTATAGGTGATTTCCTTACAGTGGAGGATAAATCTGAATTTATTTGCGAAATGGGACATGTTTGGCTAGCAACACCTCGTAGCGTCCTGTCCGGAAACAACTGCCCACATTGCGCGAAACAGGCGCCACTGAGTAGAGGTGATGTAAATGTTAGGCTCAGTGAGCATGATAGGGGTATTGTTCTTGTTGGCGGGTACAAAAATACTATGAGCAAGGCCGAGTTTGAGTGCGAAAATGGACATAGGTGGACCACTTATGTGACCAACGTATTGAGAAGAAGCGGCTGCCCGCAATGCACTCGCGCGCTTGATTCGGTTTATGTGTGGGAAAGCGATGGCGAAACCTACAAGGGTGTGAAGGTCTATAAAATTGGAATCACAAAGCATTCCAGAGGCGCTGGCCGCATTAAAGAATGCGCAAGCGATTCAGGCAGAACGCCAAAATTACTTCGACTTGAGAGAGTCGAAGATGCGTCATCTCTAGAGAGAACTTTGTTGGGCTTTGGCGAAAAACCCGAGTATGTGTATAAATTTGACGGCTACAGCGAGATGCGCGCGCTCGATGGGGAAGAACTAGCCAGAGTCCTTAGGTTGATAGACGATAACAAGGAGGCCGAGGGTGATTAGCGGAGACGACATGGACGATATGCGACCAACTGGCAATCTGATCGCATTGACTGGACCTGCGGGATGCGGGAAGTCAACGGTGGCAGGCATGATGGTGGAAGATGGTTGGGTTCGCGTGAAGTTCGCATCCACTCTCAAGGCCATGTGCCGCGCTATGGGAATGTCAGAGGATATGGTTGAGGGGGATCAAAAGGAAGTGTCGCACCCAACGCTTGGCAACCAGACCCCAAGATACGTTATGCAGACCCTTGGGACCGAATGGGGCCGGAAGATCATTCATCCTGACCTTTGGGTTCGCATCACAAAGGCAGAGATACAACGAAACCTAGATGATGGGCGCAATGTCGTGGTGGACGATTGCCGCTTTGCAAATGAAGCAGACTGCATCCACTCTCTCGGCGGTGTCGTTGTCGGTGTATCCGGTCGCGGTGGCATTGTTGGGCAACACGAAAGTGAGGCTGGGCTTGCCCCCGACTATGTGATCGACAACAACGGCGACCTAGAGCAACTGCGCAAGAACGTGCTGATATTTACGCGCGACATAGGATTGTAAGAACCCGCATGGGGCTATACCATTGGCCCCATGCAAATTGATCCAAGCACCCTCACCCGACACGCACCCGAAGTGGTCGCAGAAATCAAGAAGGAACTCGCAAAGCGATCCTTGCTTGAGTTCACAAGGCAAGCATGGCCGATACTTGAGCCGGGTGCGCCAATGAAGCAAGGCTGGGTTCTTGAGGCTATCTGCGAGCACCTTGAGGCCGTAGCGAACGGCGACATCAAGCGCCTAGTCATCAACATCCCACCTGGGGCTTCAAAAAGCCGGTTAACTAGGGTCATGTTCCCGCTATGGCTGTGGGCCAACAAGCCTTGGATGCGCATTATCGGTGCGTCTTACGCTTTGACCCTTAGCGAACGAGACAACTACTACGCTCGCACTATCTTGCAGACCGACTGGTATCAAAAAACCTTTGGGGTTAGCATCAGTGCGGAGCAGGGTGCAAAGGTCAACTTTGATAACTCCAGCATGGGTGGTATTCGTGCTATCTCGGTAGGTGGCGCCACGACTGGTTTTCGCGGGGATCTGCTCGTTTGCTTCCCTGCTGGCGAGATGGTCGCAACTGAGCGCGGCGACATGCCAATCGAACAGGTCGTTAATGCGGCAGACCCAAGCCTTCGTGTTTGGTCGCTTGACCCAAGAAAAGGCGAGATGGTCCTAGAGAAACCATCTCGCTGGATGAAGAACCCCGGCAACGACATCTATGAGGTTGGTTTCAGCGATGGAACCAAGATGCGTTGCACGGGAGACCACAAAACCCTAACCCTTAGCGGTTGGAAGCCTGCGTCTCTTCTGAGCTCTAGGGACGTTCTTCCTAGACTTGTGGAAGGGCGTGCCGTCCAGAACATCCCTAGTCCATCCCTGCCAAGACCGACCACCCCTAATGGCGTGAACCTGAACCTCGGAGATTCCGAACTCCTCAGCGATGTCCCACCCAGTTCTATCGCGCATCTGAGCAATCTTTCTGGCCGTGGGTCCGTCAATCTTTGTCTTCCGTCCGGTCCTGAATGTCCCATGCCTCTTGGAGTCTTGGATGTTTTCCGCTCGGGTACCATAAGAAAGGTTGCTAATGTGGTTGTTTCTAGGGTTTCCGTCGAGATGGCGAACATCATGTCCTTCTGGTCTGGACCCAATAAAGGCAAGAGCAACAGCGATGTGAGACCAGATCATAACACTCTGTCCGCCAACGCGAGTGTTGCACCTAAAGTATCCGTTCCCGTCATAGCTCAGCTTCATAAGTTTTTGGGGCATTTCATAGGAAAATTCCGCGCCGCCCCTGCTCCTGCTCCATACAGTTTTGGCCTCAGCCCTAATCAGCCCAGCGTTGGATACGGAATACCTGTTGTCGGTTCCGGGTATAAATCGCCACTCTACGTTCGTCATGTCGGTCATGTTGGCTCCACCTATTGTTTGACAGTTGAGCGCACGGGCAACTTTGTGTGCGCGAATACCATAGTATCAAATTGTGATGATGCGCACAACGCATCTGAGGGTGAGTCTGATGCCAAACGATCTGAGGCAGTGCAGTGGTTTCTTGAGACCTTCCAGACTCGCGTGAACGACTTGGACAACAGCCCTATCGTTGTGATCGGGCAGAGAATCCACGAGAATGACGTTTACAACACGGCTATTGAGTTGGGTTACGACCATCTCAACATACCTATGGAGTGGGATGAGTCTACGCGAAAGACAACCAGCATTGGTTGGACGGACCCACGCACCAAGGAGGATGAGCTGATGTGGCCTGAACGCTTCAGCGCACAGGCTGTTGATCGGCTCAAAAAGGCGATGGGTCCGTATGCGGCGGCAGCGCAGTTGCAGCAGCGCCCAGCGCCTCGTAAGGGTGGGTTGTTTGCCGTGGACAACATCAAGGTTATTGACGAGCTGCCAGACGAGCCTCTGGTTGCGGTCAGGGCATGGGACTTGGCTGCGTCCGAGGGGGCAGGAGCTTATTCTGTGGGCGTGCTGATGTACTACGCCAAGCAGTCAGAGCAGTTCATCATAGGTGACGTGAAGCGGGCGCAGCTTGGCGCGGGCGGTGTGCGCAAGATGATTGAGGATACAGCGGATCAAGACGGCCCTATGGTTCAGATCATGCTGCCACAAGACCCTGGGCAGGCGGGCAAGTCGCAGGTTGAGGATTATATCCACATGCTCGCGGGCTTCAACGCCAAGGCCGAGGCGCAGTCCGGTGATAAGGTGACGCGGGCCAATCCGCTGTCCGCGCAGATCGAGATTGGTCGCGTGTCGGTACTGCAACGGGTATGGACCAAGCCGCTGCTGGATGAGATGCGCTTCTTCCCTAAAGGAAAGTACCTCGACCAAGTGGACGCCAGTGCATCCGCGTTCAATGCTCTCTCGAAACTGGTAAGGATCAAGGAAAAAAAGAAGCCCATGTTGAGCCTAGTGTCGGAAAGACAACCTGACTGGGCGAAAATGGGGTGATGGACACCTAGTTGGCATAGCGCGGCCCCTAATGTATGCTGCGACAAACACACTCGATGGGTATCGGAGATAATCGCACATGGTTGGTAAGTTTCAAGAGCTTGGGGTGGCGTCCGACTACGATCCCTCTTGGGGTATTCGGCAGGACGAGTTCATCACCGAACTGCGCGGCACTCAGGGTATCAAGAAGTACCGCGAGATGCGGGAAAACGACCCTGTAATCGGCGCGATCCTCATGGCGATGGACATGATGCTCCGGTCTGTGCAGTGGCGCGTCGAGGGTGGAACAGAAAAGGGCCGAGACTACGTTGAGTCCGAGATTTACGGCATGGAGGACCGCACATGGGAAGAGTTCATCTCTGATGTGCTGTCTTTCCTGCCCTATGGCTTCAGCTTGTTTGAGATCGTAATGAAGCGCCGCGCAGATGGGTTGATCGGGCTGAAGAAGCTGGCTCCGCGCGCGCAATGGACCATTGATCGGTTTGAGACGAACGACAACGGCGACATCAAAGGCGTCTGGCAGATTGCGGCGCGCAAGAACTCATATATCCCATACAGCAAAGTGCTGCACTTCCGTACGTCTGCAATCAACAACGAGCCTTCCGGTCGGTCGGTGCTGCGGTCCGGGTTTACCTCGTGGCGCTATCAGAACCAGATCAAGTACATTGAGGCGGTTGCCATTGAGCGAGAGCTTAATGGTCTGCCGATTGCGCGGGTGCCGTCAGAGTACATGGGTGCGGATGCGAGTGATTCCGCAAAGCTGTTCATGCAGTCCATCAAGAAGATCGTGCGTGACGTGAAGCGCAACGAGCAGGGCTATGTGATTCTGCCGAGCGACTTGCAGGCCGATGATGATGGTAAGCTGACCAATAAGTACATGGTTGAGTTTGACCTGATTGCGTCCAAGGGCACACGGGACATTGATACCAATCAG